CTCTTGCGAGGACAACCGCGCGGCAATGACGTCATTGCCGCCGAGCGTATAGAAAATCTCGCCGTTGTAGGCGACGCGCGGATAGCTCAGGTCGGGATTCATCAAATGCAATTCGTCGATCTCAAAGCGATCGTTGCGTAATGCCAGCGCATAGGCGTTGCCGCTCATGTAGAGCGCGCGCGTGGCGTTGAGCAAAAAATCGGAAATTGATTGATAGTCGTTGGGATGCCGCAACAGGCGCGACAGCGCCGAGGTTTCGACGCGCTCGCGGCCGCCGTTGTCGTTGGTAATCCAGTGGTCGCCGGGACACATGGCGACGGTTTGCGAATAGGCCGAAACGCACGCCTCGACCATCGCCGACGCCGCGCCGGATACCGGCGTATAGCCCAATTGCCACCAATTATCCGGCACGCCGTCGGGCAACCATCCGCCGGTGACCGGCAAGTAATACGGGCCGGCTCGGTAATCGCCCTCGGCTTTCCCGATGATCCGGCCCGCAACGCGATTGAGAAACCCGCGGACGGTCATGCTTTGGCCGGCGCGGTCCTGGTCTGGTAGCCGCCGGCCGGCTTGTCGGCCGCAAGATGCTTGTCCTTGGCCTTGGCCTCTTTGGCTTCCGGCGAGTTGGGATCGGGACCGCTGCCGTCGTCCTCGTGCTCCTCGATATAGACGCCCGAGGCGGCGAGGTCGTTTTCCTCTTGCGTCGGTGTCGGCTTGATTTCGCCGGCCGCCTTCGCGCTTTCCTTGCTCGCCTTTTCGCGCGCCTCGCGCTCCTCTTTGAGTTTCTTGCGCGTTTCGTCGGCGTGCTTTTTCTGATCGTCGGTGCGTTGCTTGGCCGCGGCGTCGGCTTTGCCGTGTTCATTGTCGGTCATTGGCTTGCCTTTCATGTTTCACAAAAACGGGAAATTACTGGCCCGCTGTATCCGCGCGGATACAACGGGCCAGTTTGACTACCAAGTAACGCCCGCCATCCATGCGACCGTTCCGGTGCGGCGGATCGTCCAGTTGATCGGGAGGATCAACCGCAACGCCAGCGAGTCGGTCTGGAACATGGATTTTGCCGGGAAAGCGACGACGGCCGGCGTGCCGGCGGTGCTGATATCGGTCGGCGCCGTATCCTCCATGTGCAAGGTTGCCTGATCCGAAATTTCAAAGCGCGGGCCGTCGCCGGTGACGGAGACGAAATCCGCGGCGTCGACGACGATCACCGTGCCGCTCGGCACGGTGCCGGAGTCGATGACCGGCCAGCCGCCCAACGTGCCGCGACCGATCTCGTCGCGGAACGGGAACACGCCGGCGCCCGGTGCCGCGACAAGGCCGATCGAATTGACCTGTTGCGGATTCATGAGCCAAACCGGATTGCGGACGTTGCCGAGCGTGCCGGTGAGCAAGGCGCCGGTCAGCGCCTTGATATCGCCGGTGAGCGCGGCAAAGCCGCCGCCGGCGGTTGGTGTCAAGCCCGAGACACCGTTGAGGATGCCGGCCGGCCGGATCGCGGTTGCCGCATTGGTGTCGATCAAGACGCTGTCGAGCGCGATCGCCGTATCGGTTTGCACCGCGTCGCGCAACAAGCCCTGGATCGCCGGGATCGAGTGCTCATCGATCTCGCGTGTCCATGTCGTGATGACCGCCATTTTTTTCGGCGTGAGTGTTTGCGAGGTAAAGGCGCCCTGGCGTACCGGGATCGGCAAGCCCTCGCCGACGAACGAGCCGGCGATCGTTGGCGTGCGCGACCGCGTCGGGATGATGATTTTCCCGTTGCGCCCGAACGTCAGCGACAGACCCATGCCGGAAAAGCGCGGATAGATCGCTTTCGGGTAGAGCGTTGCCATGAAGTCGACGACGATTTGCTGGACGAGCTCGGCGGCCCATCCGGCGACGGTCGTCATCGCCATGTTGCTTGCGGCTTTCGTTTGCCAATCAAGCACCGCCCGCGTCGGCTCGTCATCACCGAACACCGCGCGGCAAATCTCGTCGACCGGCTTGCGCTCGCGTTGCGCGACCGCCATCACGGCGCCGGCGCGGCAAAGCAAATCAAGCGGCGAGAGCTTTTTCGCCGCCACGTTGAACGGCCGCGGCGGTTGCACGATCGCGCTCGAGCCGTTGGCCTTGGCCGCATGGGCCGGGATGATCGCGCGGCCGCCGTCGGACGATTGTGCGCCGAGGTTTTTCTCGGAGTCGCGCAATGCCGTCATGAGCTTTTGCTCGTGCTCGATATCGGCGTTGGCCTTGCCGATCGTTTCCATATCGGCGTCGGTATAGTTGCCGTCGCCTTTGGCGTCGTGGAACGCGGCGAGCTCGTCCTTTTTCGCGAGCAACCGCTTTTCCGATTCGATGATGTTTTGAGCAAGCGTTGACATGGTTGTTGTCTTTCGATGCGGAGAGGTTTCGGCTTGCTTGCCTTTGGTCGTGTTGCGCGTCGTGTTCCTGGTGCCGTGCTTGGCGAACACGAGGCTCATAGTCTGGTCGGAAACATTCAGCGACTTGGCGACGGCGACCGCATTGGGATTCGCCGGGACCGAGACGAGCGAGGTTTCAAGCAATTCTTGCTTGAGATACTTGAACGGGCCGAAATACTTGTCGGCCTTGTCATCCATTGGCTCTTTCTTGAGCGGATGAAAGCCGACGCTTACCGCCTGCAAAATGCCGGCCTCAACGAGCTTGCGGATTTCGTCGATCCGCTCGCTCGTGCCCGCCGGCGCAAGCTCAAGGTGACCTCGGAGCTCGCCGTTCCTGGCGTTGAGGCCCTTCCATTTGCCAATGGGAAAATTGGAATTGTGATTGAAAAGCGCGACCGGGTTTTTCTTGAAATTGCCGAGCTCCCATCCGTCGGCGGTGATGATCTCGCCCATGCGGTCGACCGACTCGTCGGAGAGGACAAAATCGAGCCCGTCGGCTTTGGTCGCGGTCGTCTTGCGGACGATCGCACCGCGGTTGCCGCTCTTTTCGTCTTGCGCGTCATCCCAGATATTTTGACAGGTGTCCTCGTCGGCGTCGTCGCTGCAACGATCCATAAAATCGAGATAGGTTTCGTCGGCATCCGGCGGATCAATGTCGGGCATGGTTTGCTCCCATCAACAACAATTCCAAACGCCGGATAACCAGACGCCGAGCGCGGTGGCGGCGATGAGCCCGAACACGAGCACGAGCCAACCGCCGTTATTCATTTCTTGCGCGAGGCGCTCGCCGCGGCGGCGCCGGTTTCGATCGCAATGGCGAGCTTGCAATCCTCGCGTTGCACGACGGGATGGTCGCGCGAGCCCGAGCGCAATTTGATCCACCCAATCGAGCGGACCCATCGCTCGGTTATGACGATGCCGGCGTCGGGCGTCGCGGTGACGGTGATTTCCTCGCCCTGGTCGTCGAATAGATCGTTGTAGAGCTCGCCGTTGCTCGATACCTGAAACGTCAGGTTTGCGTCGGTAAACTCTTGCGGCACGGTGATCCGCACGATCTCGCCGGCCGAGCAATCGACGCCCTCGGACAGTGATTCACCGCGCGGGATGGTCGGGCCGTCAATGATCTCTAGCGACATGGTTTTCGAGCTCCCCTGTTTTCAACCGATCAATGTGGAAAAATCGACGACCTGGCGTAATCGGTCGCGCGCGCGCAAGCCCATGAGCATCGCGAGCGCGACCGCGCCGTCGATACGGAATCGACTCTTGTCCTTGTCGAGCTTGCGCCCGCCGGCCGGGTCCATGACCGCGATTGCGTTCGCCATGTTCCAGGTCAGGCACGGATTGTTCGGATGCACGAGCTTGCGGTCGACGACCGCGGACTCGAGCGCGTCGATCGCCGGCGCCATGTCCTTGAAGCCCTGGCCCCACGGCACCAGCCGCAAGCCGTCGCGCGGCAAGGTTTTTTTTGGCTTGCCGTCGTCGGGATCGCCGTCGGCCTTGTACGCCTTGAACCCGATGCGATCGAACTCGCGCAACAAATCCTCGATGCGCCAGCGATCGTAGGCGAGCGCGGCGACGTGATAGCGCCCGCTCAATTCGGCGATCCGCCGGGCGATCGCTTCCTTGTCGATTGATTTGCCCGGCGTGGTTTCGATGTATCCCGCGTCGGCCCATTGGACATAGCGGAGGTTGCCCGATCCGAAATCGCGGAATGATTGCTCGGCGAGTGGCTCGGCGGGTTTCCAGAAAAACGGTTGAACACGCGCAACGTCATCCGCCGAGCCCATGAGCAAGGCCGACAGGTCGAGCGTGTTCGATAGGTCCAGCGCAAGGTAAACCGTCTCCCCTGGCGTGAATTGAGCCTCGCCGGCGCACGCCATCCATTCGGCGCGGCTTATGAGGATCGAGGCCGGCGATACCCGTTGATTGAGCAAAAGGTTGCGGACCTTTGGCTCCTCGGCCGGCATCCGCGTTGCCTTGACGATCGCCGCGGCGAGGTCGTCACGGTCGCGGAAAAGCCCGAGCGCCGGATTGGCCTTTTTCCATTGCCGGCGATCGCCGAGCTCGCAGTTTTCGTCCGCGGCGTGGAGTTGGCAAACGATGGTCGGGTCGACGCCCGAAAGGCCGTCGTCGATCAATTGCGAGAGGATATGCTCGGGGTCGTTGGATTGCGTCGACAGCGTAATAAACAACGGCTCGCGACAGGCGCCGAAACTCGTATCGAGGACGTCGTAAAGGTCGCGGTTTTTTGCTTGCGCGAGCTCGTCGTAAATCACCAGGCTTGGCAAATAGCCGTGTTTCGTTCCGGCCTCGGACGAAATCGCGCGGTAAACCGAGGCGGTCGAGCGGCCGATCATGGTCTTGCGCGACGGCACGATCTCGACCTCGTGCGCGAGCTCGGGCTCGGCCTCGACGATTTGCCGGGCAAATTTAAAAATGATTCCGGCCTGGTCGGCATCGTTGGCGGCCGAGTAAATCTCGCCGTTCGGGATACGCTCAGGCCCGCACAAATGCGCGAGCGCAATACAGGCGATGAGCGCCGTCTTGCCGTTCTTGCGCGCCATTGACAGGATTGCGCGGCGCACGACGCGCCGACCGTCGGGCAACGCCGGCTCGTAAATATCGCGGATAAACTTTTTCTGCCAGGCTTGCAGTTTGAACGGCTTGCCTTGCCCGTTGCCCGACGGGACCGTCAATTTTTCAATAAACCGGATGACCTTCGCCGCGCGTTCCTTGCCGGCCGCGGTACGCTTGACCTCGGCGAGCATGGTCTAGCTTGCGACGAGCCCGTCGAATTTGCCGGCCTTTTTCACCGGGCCGGCGGCGAGCTTCATGCGCGCGACGGGAGTCATGCCGAGTTGCACCGCAAATTGCACCATGTCGCGCGCCGCCCTGGCCGCGACCTGGACGATCGGGTTTTGCACGATATGGCCGGCGTCGTTGCGCGCCGCCATGCCGGCGAATTTCTTGTCGCTCCTGGCGAGCTCGGCGATCACGCGCTCGGCCGCGATCCATCGCCCATAGGCCGAGCAATAGGCGGTGAGCGTATGCAAGTCGACGATCGTCAAAAGCCCGAGACGGTGGAGCTCGGGCGCGACGCGGCGCCACTCGCCCGCGGCGTCGTCGAGCAAATAATCGGGCGGATCGGGGACGCTCGCGAGCGCGATCGGCTCGGGCTCGGGCCGGATCGGCCGTTGCCCTGGATTGCCGCGGAGCAATTTAAGCTTTGTCGGGACGGTCATCGCATTGCGCCCATGCGGATCGGCCCCGGCACCGGAACGCCGAGGATCAACGCGATAATCAAATAGAGCGCGATCAAGGCGACGATCACCATGTAAACGCGCTGGATATTTTCGGGGATATTGAAACTAAGCCAACTCGCAAACCAAACGACGATCAAGCCGACCAGGACCAGGATCGCGACATAGATCGCGATATTGATTAGGCCGAGCAACATGCCGGTAAGGCTCATTGGTTTCCTCCATCGAGGTTGTCCGTAGTGTGAACGGCGACGAGCGGCAACCGATCGCCCGCAACCGCGGCGCGACTTTCCCCGTCGTTTCAATGACTTCCAAAAAATGCGGGTTAAAAAAGGAAACTAGGCGGCCGGTGGGCCGGCGTGTCGCGTGGATGGTCGCACCGTCCCCCCCGGCCCTTGAGCGCGGATAGGACCCCGGCACCCGCCTCCCTTATGCGACTAGTCTTGCCATTGCCATGTCAAGGCTCGCTTGCCCGTCGCCGCTTGCCTTGACGACAGCGAGCGGGATCGTGAGCGTTCCACACA